TTAAATTAAATGCAAGAATTAAAGTTAGTTAAAAACCTGGCTTTTGGCGAAACTGCTAGAAGTCAGGTGTTAACTGGTGTTGAGAAACTTACTAATGCGGTAGGTTCAACACTAGGAGCCAGTGGTAAATGTGTTATCTTAGAAGATGAACAAGGAAGACCACAAATTACAAAAGACGGAGTAACAGTAGCTAATGCTATTACATTACAAGATCCGTTAGAAAATATTGGAGCTACACTTATAAAACAAGCAGCTCAACGTACTGTTAAAGACGCAGGTGACGGTACGACTACTGCAACTGTGTTAGCTAAAGCTATTTTAGATGAAGCAACTACTCATTCATTGTTAGATGATGAAAGAGGACTACGTGATGGAATAAACAAAGCAGTCATAAAAGTCGTTGAGTATTTAACTAAAAAGTCTAAAAAAGTAACTGGAAAAAAAATAAATCAAGTAGCTACTATATCTGCTAATAATGATAAAGAGCTAGGTGAGATTATAGGTAAGGCCTTTAAAATGGTAGATGAAACAGGTATTGTTATGATGGAAACAAACGAGCAGCCTGAAACAGAAGTCGAGTTAATTGAAGGTGTTCAATATGATCAACCTTTGAAAAACAACCATTTTATTACCAATAAACAAAAAGGAACGGCTGAACTTGAAAATCCTTTGGTTCTCATTGTAGAGTCAGTAATACCCAACGTGAGGAAGATTCAGTCTGTCCTTGAATTTGTTATAAAAAATGGTAAAAGCTTACTTATTATTGCTGAAGTAGATCCTCAAGTTATTACTGCTTTAGCAATGAACAAGTCAAAAGGCAATATAAAAGTTAACATAATAGATGCGCCAGTATACGGAATAAGTAAAAAAGATATACTAGAAGATTTATGTGCTGTAACAGGCGCTACGTTAATTAATGAAGATTTAGGCGATGATATGGATCTTATACAGCCAGAACATTTAGGTTCTTGTATAAAATCAGTTACTAATCACGAGGAAACTATTTTACAAGTTGATCTTACTGATAAACCAGAAGTAAAAGACACTATCAAAGTATTAGAAGATCAAATTAAAAAAACTAAAAATCCAAATATTATTGTAAGACTTGAGCAAAGATTATCTAAATTAAAAGCTAAAGTTGCAATAGTAAAGGTAGGTGCTAATTCAGAAGTTGAGTTAAAAGAGAAGAAAGATAGAGTCGAAGATGCTATTTGTGCTACAAAAGCCGCAATAAAAGAAGGTATAGTGCCTGGAGGTGGTATAGCTCTATTAAATGCTAGCATGCATTTAAAACCTAGTTCAATAGGCGAAGAAGTATTGTATCAAGCAATACGACAACCTTATGAGCTTATATTAAAAAATGCAGGCGTAAAAGAGTATGTTGACCCAGACGAAGATGGTAGAGGATTAAACGTGGTTACAGGAAATACGGTAGATATGGTAAAAGCCGGTATTATAGATCCTTTATTAGTGACAAAGAGTGCTCTTCAAAACGCGGCTTCAGTAGCAACAACTATATTATCAACCGACTGCGTAGTCAATAATATCAGAATATGAAAGCAGTTGGTAAATATATTGTAATAAAACCTATTAAAGAAGTTAATACAACTACTAAAGGAGGTTTGATATTAACTGAGAAGCAAAGAGAAGATGTTAGATACAGAAGAGCTAAGGTTGTAGAACCTGGCTCTGATGTTTCTGTATTAAAAAAAGATGATGAAGTATATTACGACAAAGCATCTGGATTTAATATTGAAATAAATAAAGACGAGTACAAGGTAATTAAAGAACAAGATGTTGTTATTATTTTATGAGAAATTTAACTTCATCAGATTTAAAAGATCTTAAACTTTTAAAACATTACAGAATAATACGTAAATGGGCGTGTAAAACATGTGATCTTAAAGATGCAGATCTTGAACTTTTAATATATCTTGATGCTATTGAGTTTTTTACTAAAGATGATTTTATAAAAGGTACTTACTCTTATAGCTGGGATAACAGGCGCTGGAACAGATTATTGAAACAAGGGTGGATAGTTGTGTGGAGAAAGAGAAATCGCACTACCCAAAAATATCATATATATAAAGTTTCCTACAAGTGCAAACAGCTGATAAGTCGTATGTATCGTA